GAACCGAACCCGGTATTCGACCGTAATCAAATACTCAAGGTTTGCATGGCTCGGATTGTACACCATGATTGGTGCCCAACCGCGTGGCTCAGCCACATAGTCATTCCACGTGAACCCAGAGTTGTCCACTGAGTTGTATCGCGCGGTGAAGTCAGACACATCTGACATGTTGAGAGGGTACGAATCGATCTGCACACCCCTCAAAGCAAGTTTACCGGCGGTAAGAAGCCGTGGCGACTGGAAGTTGACAAACTTGTCAAAATACGAGCGCCAGGTCTCCGCGCGGTTGCCCACGTCCGGCATCGTGTTCATGAGCCCTGCATAGATGATTCCTTCCGCAGTTTGTAGTGGTGCTGGGCACATGAGCTGCAATGATATCGCAGACGGTACAAGCGTAACAGCCGCCCCCAAACCACCAAGTGGTAAGGTGAAGGATGCTGCATTGTTGGGATCATTGATCGGTAGTGTTGCTGCCACGTCCGATATCATACAGATTCCGTTCCAATTCTCCACTCCTACACCACCATGTGACTGCTTGAAGCAGCCAATGATGTTGCATTCTTGGTTGATGTTAACTCGCCTGGTGGAACGGATAACCGTATACGGACCAACAGCTCGCGGCAGTGGCAAGTGCTGAGACAATTTGGCGTCCCACACCGCGTGAGTATGAGAATCCACAGAGCCAAAAGCCTTCTTCGTCACTGCCCCCGCTCCTTGTGCCAACACTGTCGTGGCACGTGACCGTGCATTGGAGCGGCGATCTCCCCCCTTGCGACGAGGTTTCACTTTGAGCGTGATCTTCTTTACCTTCTTGCCGTTGCGTCGCAGAGCCATAGCTCGTCGTTGTTAACTGCAAGCAGTCAGCTGTATGTCTTGACCCAGCAATCGGGTCGTCGTGTGCCATCCTCACGAAGGCAACGCGTTGTCTTCATGCATATATACATATTTACAGACACTGGTGCAATCTCTACAAATCGCTAGTCAACTTACTATCCGTATTGGCTTGCTACCGGGGCTGATCA